TCATGAAGCCCGGTCCAACACCGAGGCCCCACGCGAGATCCCCGTCCGCAGCTCCAGGGCCACCGCGATGTCGAACGCCTCCGGGCGATCGGCGCCGCGCAGATCGGCCAGGGTCCATGCCACTCGCAGGACCCGGTCGAGTCCCCGTGCGGTGAGGAGTCCGCGCTCCATGTCCCGTTCCGCCTCCATGAGCGCCCCCGGCGCCGCGAGCAGCCTGGTCCGCAGCTCATGACCGGGGACCTCGCTGTTGGTGGCCCAGGGTGTGCCCGCGAGCCGGGCCGCCGCCCGCGACCTGGCCTCCCGTACCCGGGCGGCGACATCGGCCGTCGACTCGCCGCGGCCGCCCCGCCCCATCAGGTCCTCACGGGTGACCGGAGCGACGACCACACGCAGATCCACCCGGTCGAGCAGGGGCCCGGACAGTCTCGCCTGATAGCGACGGACCGACGAGGGCGGGCATTCGCAGGCCGCGCCGGTGAGCGTGTGGCGGCCGCACGGACACGGATTGGCGGCCAGCACCATCAGGAAGCGGGCGGGCAGCCGCACCACACCGGCACTGCGCGCCACCACCACATGCCCCGACTCCAGCGGCTGGCGCAGCGCGTCCAGGGCCCGCACGGAGAACTCCGGCGCCTCGTCCAGAAAGAGGACACCGCGATGGGCCAGCGACACCGCACCGGGCCGCGGCAGTCCGTTGCCCCCGCCGACCAGCGACTGCATGGTCGCCGAATGGTGCGGCGCGCAGTACGGCGCCCGGGAGACCAGCGGTTCGCCGGGCGGCAGGATGCCCGCCACCGAGTGCACCGCGGTCACTTCGAGGGATTCCCGCCTGGTCAGCGGAGGCAGAATCGCGGACAGCCGCTCGGCCAGCATGGTCTTGCCGGCGCCCGGCGGTCCGGAGAGCAGCAGATGGTGACCACCCGCCGCGGCGACCTCCAGGGCCTTTCGCGGCGTCTCCTGGCCGGCGACGTCCGCCAGGTCCGGCCGGTGTCCGTCGCCCTGCGCGGAGCCCATCGCCAGTCCGGTACCGATGCCCGCTCCCGGCACCATCAGTCCCGCGAGCATGGTGTCGGGGCGCCCCTCCTCGCGGATCTCCGGCTCGTCGGGCACCGGCTCGTCGCTGAGCACGGCGATCAGCTGCCGCAGGCTCCGTACCCCGAGGACCGACACCCCCGGCACCAGCGCCGCTTCGCCCGCGGTCTGTTCGGGCACGACGACCTTGCGGTACCCGGCCTCCGCCGCGGCGAGCACGGCGGGCAGCACTCCGCGCACCGGCCGCACCCGGCCGTCGAGCCCGAGCTCCCCGATCATCACCACATCCGCGATGGCCGCAGGGTCGATCCGCTCGGCCGCGCCCAGCACGGCACACGCCACGGCCAGATCGAATGCAAGGAAAAGGCACCCCTAAGTCTCGGGGTGCCTACTCCTCTTATACAGGCGGGTGCCCGTCAGGCTTCTCCGGCGTCTCCATGCGCACCCATCGGCCAGTGTGGGTGGCATGGGCAAGGTGCTGGTTCCACTCGGCGGCCAGTGCGGGGCTCATCTCACCGGGGCGGACACAGATGATCGATTCACCGGGGCGCTCGACCTCGACCATGTTTCTGCCGTCGGGTACGAGGTCGCTGAAGACGATGCGCGCACGCACGGCCTCGCTCCACCTTGCCGGTCCTTCACTGTCAGTCATCTGACCCCCATTGGCGCGGCCTGCCCGTATTCGATCGTCAGTTCGATTCGTACGGCATATGCAGGCTATCGGAATCTCACGCCCCCCAGGCGGATCCGTAATGCTGCCACTCGAAAGAGAGTTTGACTACCGTATGCACGCCCTGGTCACCGTGCGTACATTTCGGGGCCATGCATATGCCAGAGGGTTACTCCGGCGGAGCAAAGGTGTCGAGTAGCCGCATCAGCTGCTCTCGCTGCTCCGGCGTCATCCGGTCGGCGCGTTCAACGAGAGCGCGCGCCTCTCCGCTGGCGCTCCACACCGTGTCGATTCCAAAGAACTCGGCGCCGGCCGCGTCCTGCACTCGGTAGAGCGGAACTTGCAAGCCGACGGCAAGGCCACGCAGTTGCGCGAGATCCGGCGCCTGGACGCTCAAGTCGGTGGCCAGCCGGTGAAGCCAGCTGGATTTGATGGTCTGCGCGCCACTTTCGGGATCGACACAGCGGACGGCCAGCTTCTCAAAGCTGAGCCCAAGGGTGGCCTTGCGATCCCGCACGAGGTCTCTGAGCTGGGCTCGCCCGCCGGGGGGTGCGTCCTGTTCAGCAGCCATGAGGCTCATCCTGCCACTCCGTGTCATGTCATGGGCCGGGGGGTGTCCATGTGACCAGCGGGGCATAAGGCATGTTCCCCCTGGTCGCGGCGGCATGCCATCCCGCGCGCTGGACGCAGTGTCCATGCTGTGAAGCGGCGCGCGCTAGGGCGCATTGAGGTTTTGACCGAATCCCCACACTCCAGCCAAGGAGCTGGACGTTCCGTCCAAGCTATGCAATGCTCTGGTCATCCAAGCAAAGCAATGACCTACTGCACGAGGTGGATGTGGCTACTCACGCCCCCCTGTACAAACTCGTCAGCCCCGATCTGCTTCGGACGCTGATGCTGCGCACCGGAACCGGTGCCGCCGTCTCCGTCCGGGAACTCGCGACGCTGGCGGATGTCCCCCGCAGCACCATCGGGAACCTCCTCACCGGAGCTCAGCAGGCCGTTCAGGAACAGACCGCCCACGCCATCGCGGAAGCAATCGGCGTCGATGTCCTGGTCCTCTTCGCTCCAGTCGGCCGCAGCGTTCCACTCGCCGCCGTTCCCGATCAGCACTCGCGGTCGGCATGAACGCCCCGGAGTTCAACCGCGCTGCTGCTGAGCGCCGCCTCGGGCCGGCCGCTGTGGAGGCGATCCGTCAGAGCGTGGCGGCCGCTCCCCCTATGCGCCCCGAACAACGCGAGCAAGTGCGGGCCGTATTCGCCTCGGCCCGTGTGACGCCGCGCGACCAAGGTCGGCCGACGCAAGCCGCCTGATCCCTCACGCAAAGCGGGGCCGCTCCGGACGGACAGGTCCGGACGACCCCTCGGCACCCTCAACCGTCTCAGAAATCGAGGACACCGTGACTCAACAGCTTACTGACCCCACGAACCTTCCCGCCGGTGACCGACGCCCGGTTCGCGTTGACCTGCCCACGCCGCCCGCTCCGGAGCTCTTCGAAACCCCCGAGGGCAGGCACTGGCGCCTAGCTGGCACCAAGGACGACGGCCTCCGCTACTTCGTCCCCGCTCACCTCGACCCGGCCAAGATCCGCGCCAGCCTCTGGGCGTCCGAGGCGTATCTGAACGCCGAGCTGGGCGAGATCACCCCCGTTGCGCAGGTGACGGCATGAGCGCCCCGGAGTCCCGCGACCCGCTGAAGGTCGCGACGTCGGACGGCGCGGTGTGGGTGCGCGCGGCAGTGACCACCACCGGACAGGGCCTCTACGCCCTGGAGGGGGTGGAGGGTTGCCCGCGTCACGTGCTGGCCACGCTGCCCGAGCTGGCTGAGCACGGCGTGCGAGCAGTAGACGAACTCGTCGACGTAGTTGCCGAGTTGGGTGCGCTGCCGATGCCCGTCGGTATGCCGGCCCCGGCCGAGGACCCGCACGACTCCCCGCTCCACCACGACTACGCCATCGGCCGGGACTTGGACGGTGCGCTGTGAAGAAGACGACCCGCGACGACTACCGCGTCGTCATCACCCCGCGCCGCCTCGGCGACTTCGGATGGATGTCGGTCTCCGACCGCATGGCCAGCAGCGATCCCGACCGGGATATCCGCGAGCGGTGCGAGGAGATCGCCGCCGAGGTCAAGCGCCACGTCGACAACGTCGGCAGCGTCGAGGTGCAGTCCACCGAGGTCCACACGTGCTCGCACTGCGACTGCGTGTGGGAGGAGCTGTCCGCCGTCGAGGCGTTGATGGCCTCGCACCGGCAGGACAACCACAGCACCGAGGGCGAGCCCGTGTGCTGCGACAAGGCCATCGACGAGTTCCGCACGGAGCGCGGTCTCCCGCCGGTCCAGTGGGAGGTGACCTCGTGACCGTCCTCGCCATGATCTGCCTGGCCGCCGCGATCTACGCCGCGTCGATGGTCCCGTTCCTACTGCTGGTCGACGTCGACCGCCTCACCCCCGCCTGCCTGCGCCGTCTGCCGCTGACCGCTGCCGCGCTGCTCCTGCTCATCGGAGGTACCGAGTGAAGATCTTCCGAGCCGCAAGGTTCTTCCGCTTCCTGGCCACCGTCCGCCCCCGCATCCTCGGCGGCGCGTACACCGGGCCGATTCGCGTGAACGTCTCCAGCATCCCCGGCGGTGCGGTCCTGCACCTCGACCACTTCATGTTCCTCACCGTGCTGGAGCTGGCCGAGTGGTTCGTCGAGGACCCCGATCGCGTCGGCGAACTGCTCACCGAGATCGACGCGCTGTCCAACCCCCGCGAGGACTCGCACGCCGAGCACTACCGGGACCAGCTGGTGGACGAATTCATGGAGGAGATCAACGCGGTGCACCTGCGCCTGTACGGCAAGCAGGTCGCGCGGGTCGCCGAGTTGCTGCTGTCGGCGAACGGCGCGGGCACGGTCGTGGCCCTGCCGTCGCAGCGTGAGGCAGGTGCCGCATGAGCACCGACGTCATCACCCGCCGCGGCTGGCTAGCCACCGCCGTCCAGGCCGAAACCCGCCCGGTCACCACGCACATCGCCGCGCAGCTGCTCGCCGCGTCCCCGTGGCCGACGGCCGGCCGGAACACCGCCCGCAAGGACCTGCGCGCCCTCGCCGCCCGTGGCGTGCTCCGCGCCATCGACGACGTCGACGGCCGCCGCACCTACGCCCCGGAGAGGAGCGCCGCCTGATGGACGACGACACCCAACTCACCACTTGGGAGGGCGGCCACGCCCTCGTCATCGAGTACGGCGACTGCGAGTTCTACGGCCGCTGCCAGTGCGGCAAGAAACTCGGCATGGTCACGCCGGACAAGTTCGGCGACGACACCTTCGGCGGCGCCTGGGAGCGCCACGTCATGACGGAGGTGGCCCGCTGATGGGCGACCGACCGAGCACGTTCGGCGGGACCTGGACCCGCCCCCGACAGGACGGCGTCGGCCGCTCCCAGAGGGAGTTGCAGGATCGCGCCTCGTACGACTGCGCCCCCGCCGCAGGCATGTCCTGCTCCGTCTTCATCATCGCCGCCCCCCTCGCCGCCGCCATGTGGTGGGGCCTGTACGAGGGCGCCACCGCCCTGATCGGAGCCATCGCATGACCGGACCCGAGCACTACGCCGCAGCCGAACAGCTGGGACATGAGGCTGCCCACCAAGTGGAGAACCACTCCGACTGGGACGCCGCGCAGGCATACGCCGCCATGGCGCAGGTGCACGCGACGCTCGCCCTCGCCGCCGCCACCGCCATGAGCGCGCCGCTCGACGGGGAGGCCGAGAGCGGACTCCCGCCACGAGACGCCGCAGCCTGGTACGCCGCTGCGGGCGTGAAGCCGGGTGAGGCCCGATGACGACAGTCGCGCAGGCCGGGGCGAGCACCGCCCCGGCCGCCGGCCGCAGGCGCAAGCCACCGGCCGCACCGCCCACCGGACCCGACCGCATCCCCAAGCCCTCGCAGGGCTGGTACCGCGTACCCGGCACGGACATCAAGCTGCGCCGCGTCACGACCATCCTCAGCCAGGGATTCCCCAAACCACAGCTCGTGTTCTGGGCCGCCAACCTCACCGCCACGGACGCCTTCAACACCCTCCCCACCCTCGTCGCCGCATCACTTCGGCCCGCCGAGAAAGAGGCCGCCTACGACTGGCTCCGCAAGGGCCACATCCGCAAGAAGGACGAACGCGGAGAGATCGGCGGCGCCGTCCACGACGTCATCGAAGCGCACGTCCTCGGCACGCCGCTCCCGGAGGAGCTGCTCGCCGACGAGGAGTTGGCGCCGTACCTGGAGAACTTCCTCCGGTTCGTCACGGAGTGGGAAGTCACCTTCGAAGCCTCGGAGATGACCGTCGGGAACTTCACCGACGGATGGGCCGGGAAGCTCGACTACTTGTTCCGCTCCCCCCGCATCGCCGCAGCGCTGAAGGTACCCGCCAACACCCTGTTCGTCGGCGACACGAAGACCGGAGGCGAGCTGGACGAGAAGGGCGTCTACCCGGAGGCCGGCGCACAGATGTCGGCGTACCGGCGGGCCGAGGTGGCGTGGCTGAGGGACGGAACACAGATCCCGATGCCTCTGGCGCACAGCGTGGGCATCGTCCTTCACCTCCGCCCGGAAGGCTACCGACCGATGCCGCTCAAGTGCGGCGACGACGTGTACGAGGCGTTCCTCCACGTCCAGCAGGTCGCCGAGTTCCAGCGGGTCCTCGCCAAGTCCGTCGTGGGTGAGCCGCTCACCCTGCCCACCATCACCGAAGAGAGGGCCGCCTGATGCCCATCCTGGACCTGCAAATGCGGATGCGTCAGCTCGGCGAGATCCGTATCGGGCACGTCGTCGCTGGCGTCTCCGCCAAGGGCAACGCCTACACGCGGCCCGCGAAACTGAACCACTTCCGCTTCACCTCCCCCTCGCGGGAGATTCTCGCCAGCGTCGCGGAACTCTACGGCGGTGAGGTCCAGCCGTGGACCCCGGCGAACGGCGGCCCCTCGGAGTTCGAGGTGTACTCGAAGGCCAACCGGCTGCCCGTCCTCATCCCGCCGCGGGACGCCGTCTCGCAGTGGTACGAGCTGTACGCCGGATCAAAGTGCCAGCGCCGTTGCGACGGCGTCACCGAGCACAAGAGCGACCGGCCGTGCGTGTGTAACCCGGAGAAGCGGGACTGCAAGATCACCACCCGAGTGAACGTCATGCTCCGCGACGTCCCCGCCCTCGGACAGTGGCTCCTCATCACCAAGGGCTACTACGCCGCCGTCACCCTGCCCCCGGCCGCTGAACTGCTGGCGCAGGCCGGCGGATACGTCGAGGGCTGGCTCGGCATGGAGGAGAAGTCGGCGATCGTCGACGACAAGCCTGCCCGGTTCATGGTGCCGACGCTGGACGTCGAGATCACCCCCACTGCGCTGATGGCCGGGAACATCACCGGCGCCCCGGCGGTGGCGGCCGGCCCGGAGAGGGTCGCGATCACCGGCGGGCGCCCTGACTACGCCGCGCTCGCCGCCGTCGCCACGACGTCCGAGGCCGTCGCCGACCTGTATCGGCAGGCGGTCGCCGCCAAGCACATGGACAAGGACTTGGCCGCGACGCTCACGGCCCGCGGCGAGGCCCTCAAGACAAAGCCCACGCCGGAGGACGTCCAGGACGTCACCGACGCGGCTGGAGAGAACGGGTGGGCACCGGAACCCCACCAGGACGGGCTCGGTGACGTCATCCATGACGCCGAGGTAGTCGAGGACGACGACGTCGAGGCCATCTGGTTCCAGATCATCGCCGCGGCCGGCACGCACGGTATGACGACCGACGAGGTCGAGACCGAGTTCGCCAAGGCCAACGGGGGACAGCTGCCGGGCACCGCCACGGCGGGCGCGCTCCGCACGTTCCTCGGCACGCTGAAGGGGGCCCGCGCATGAGGTTCCTCGACATCCGCCGCATCGGCTGGGACACCGAGACCACTGCATCCGACCCCACCGATGCCCGCATCGTCACCGCGGCGCTCGTCGGACGGGGCGGCAACCCCGACGACCGCGTACAGACGTGGCTCATCAACCCCGGCATCCCGATCCCGCCGGAGACCACCGAGGTCCACGGCATCACCGACGCCATGGTCCAGGCCGACGGCCAGGACCCGAAAGCGGCGCTCGAGGAAATCGCCGCGATCATGGCACGGGCCATCGCGTACGGCATGCCGTTCGTCGCGTTCAACACCGCCTACGACTGGACCGTCCTCAACTTCGAGCTGGCCCGCCACGGCCTGCCGACGATGGGCGACCGCCTCGGCGACACGGTGCCGACCCTGGTGGACCCGCACGTCATCGACAAGCAGGTCGACAAGTACGTCAAGGGCACCGGCATGCGGAAGCTGAAGCCCACCTGCGAGCGGTACGGCATCGAGCTCACCGACTGGCACACCGCCGAGGCTGACGCGCTGGCCGCGCTCCTCATCGCCGAGGCGCAGTTCGACCGCTACCCGCAGCTCAACGACCTCGGCCCGCAGCAGCTGTTCGCCGCACAGAAAGCGTGGCGAGCGGAGCAGCAGGCCGGGCTCCAGAAGTGGTTCCGCACCAAGGCCACGCCCGAGCAGGGAGGCGCCCCGGACAAAGTCATCGACGGGTCATGGCCGCTGATCATCCCCGCGCAGCGAGGTGACGACGCATGAGTGCCCCGACCCTGTTCGACACCACTACTCCCGCGGCCGGGCTGCCCTTCCCCCGCCCGGCCGCGGTGACCCACCCCCCGCTCGTCATCGCCCTCGACGCGGCCACCATCACCACCGGAGTCGCAGGCATCGGCTGGACCGACCACGTCCACGCCACCGCCACCGACCTCCATCCCCGGTTCAAGGAGCAGCTCGACGGCTGCGCCTCGTTCTACCGAAACGCTGAAATGGTCGTCATCGAGGGCGCCGCGTTCTCGAAAAACAACACCGGAGCCGACGCCCTCGCCGCAATGCGGTGGATGATCCGCCAGGACCTGTGGAAGCGCGGCATCCCGTACGCCGTGATCAACCCGCAGTCCCGCATCATCTACGCCACCGGCAAGGCGTACCCGGCGTCCGGACACCCGAAGAAGGACCGGGCCCGGATCGCTAAGGGCATGGTCCGCGACGCCGTCCACGAGCGGTACGGGCTGCTCACCGAAGGCAAGCACAGGTACGACGAGGCCGACGCCTACGTCCTCCTCGCCCTCGGCCTGCACTCCCTCGGCCACGTCCTCGCCGACATCCCCGACGACTGGTCGGAGCGGGCCCTCCGCGGCGTCCGCTGGCACAACCGGCCGGCGGTGGCCCGATGAAGATCCGCAATGACGTCGCCGACATGCTGCGCGCAGGGCACTCCGACAGCGCCACCGCCAAGGCCCTCCACACCGACGCCAAAGCCGTGGCCGCCATTCGCCGCACCCTCGGCATCCCCAGCCACAAGCCCGGCCGAGCCGCGGCCAGCAGCCCGCAGGAACTGTTCCTCGAACGGACCCGACCCGTCGACGGCGGCCACCTCGAATGGAACGGCTACCGCACCAACGACGGCACCCCTTTCTTCCGGTGGAAGAAGCAGGGCTTCACCGCCGGCCGGATCGCATTCGTGATGCAGCACGGCCGTGAGCCGATCGGCCGGGTTCGTGCGGGCTGCAACTACGAGGGGTGCGTAGCGCCCGGCTGCGTCGAGGACCAGCAGATGCGCAACAAGCTCAACTCCACCTTCAACGCGATCTTCGGAGGCCCGTCATGACCACCCGCACCGAGTGGCGTAACGCCGCCGCCTGCCGGAAGGAAGACCCCGAACTGTTCTTCCCCCGGGGCGAGACCGGGCCGTCCATCGTCCAGATCGACGAGGCCAAGGCCGTATGCCGCCAGTGCCCCGTCATGGAGACCTGCGCCCTGTGGGCACTGGAGACCCGACAGGAAGCCGGAGTGTGGGGTGGCCTGTCCGAGACGGATCGCCGCCGCATCCACCGCCGCCGCGCCCAGCACCCCGAAGCGACTTACGAGCAGCTCCTCGCGAGGGTTCGAGCACCACGGCAGGCACCCCCCACCCTGGCTGAGATGTTCGCCGCGCGCATCGCCCCATTCGGCGACGGCCACAGCAAGTGGCTCCTCAAGAACACCGCGATCAGCATCAACGGACGGAACCGCACTGCCGGACAGATCGCGTTCTTCCTCCGCCACGGACGCGAACCCGTCGGAGTCGTCCGCGCCGCCTGCGGCACCAGCGGGTGCGTCGCCCTCGACCACCTCACCGACGAGACCATGCGCCACGAACGCACCCAAGTTGACGCGTGAGCGCCTACCCGCTGCCCGACGGCCGGCAGATCACCGGGGCCCTCTCCGTTCAGTTCGGCCGCCAACTCCCGAACGGCACATGGGCCGAGCACCCCCGCGCGAAATACGAGTGCCTCACATGCCGCACCACGGAGGGCCCCGTCGTCGGAGCAGCCGCCGTGAAGGCGTTCGTCCCGACCATCCGCGCCAACCACAAGACCAACTGCCAACCGAGCAGCAGCCACCAAGGAGCACAAGCCGCATGACCGACCACATCGACACCACCACCGGCGAGATCACCGAAAAGGCGCCCGTCGCCGCGTTCATCGCCAGCCACCTCAACGGCCGCACCGAAGAGGAACTGTCCACCGAGTTCCACACCCTCCTCGACGCCGTCCGCGCCCACGGCAAGAAGGGCTCCATGACGATCACCATCATCGTCGAGCCCCCGGCCAACGGCGTCGAGAGCGCACCGCTCCCGATCGGCGTCGAGTCCGCCATCAAGGCCCCCAAGCCCACCCCCGTCAAGTCCCTGTACTTCCTCGACGACGACGGCCTGCCCGTCCGCGAGGACCCGCGACAGATCGCCTTCAACTTCCGCACCGCACCCACCACCGACACCTTCAAGGACGCCTGAACATGACCTACACCGAGCTCCGCAGCACTAACGGCGAGGCACAGACCATCGTCGACACCGCCCTCCGCACCGCCCCGCCGGCCGAACTCCAGCCCGGCAAGGTCTACGCCTTCCACACCCCGACCGGAGTCCACAAGGTCGACCTCACCGGCGACGAGTACCGCGGCGCCCCGGCACGCAAGACCGGCCTGACTACTGTCCGCGACGCCGCTTCCTTCCGTACGTACTTCGAGAAGCACAGCGACGTGCACAGCGAGGTCTATGCCGACGCCGACCGCCTCACCGTCACGGCTGTCCTCGACGCCCACCAGCCCGAGGCCCCGCGCTGGAACTCCCACGTCCTCAGGCTCGCCCTTCGCGAGACCGAGGCGTGGAAGCAGTGGGCCGCCCTTGACGGCAAGCTGATCTCTCAGGAGCAGTTCGCCGAGTTCCTCGAGGACCACCTCCCGGAGCTGCTGGAGCCCGCAGCCGCCGAGATGCTGGAGATCGCGCAGTCGTTCCAGGCCACCTCGAAGGTCGATTTCAAGTCGGGCACTCGGCTGGCCACCGGACAGCGGCAGTTCGAGTACGTCGAGACGACGACGGCGAAAGCCGGGCAAAAGGGCCAGCTCACCATCCCGGAGACGTTCACGATCGGCCTCGTTCCCTTCGAGGGGTCGGAGGGCTACCGGCTCACCGCCCGCCTCCGGTACCGCATCGTCGAAACCCAGCTCAAGATCGGCTACAAGCTCGACCGCCCCGGCGACATCCGCGATACCGCGTTCCGAGACGTCGTCACCGCGATCGCTGAGCACCTCGACGAGCCCGTCATGAACGGCACCCCCGCCTGATGAGCGGGCGCGCGAGCAGAAAGGGCGGCGACGACTCCCGTTGCCCTTCCTGCTCCGCACCCGTACTGCGGCAGCTCGTCGGCAACCGGGCCGCGCTCAACGTCACCGCGGATCTCCAGCCCCTCACCCGCGACCAGCAGGCCACGGCCAGCACCCCCAACCGCCTCATCTGGTGCCTCAAAACCGCCGGACCCCACAGCACCCCACGGCTCTGCTGGACCGGGCGCAGCCACCCCGCCGACTGCGCCCACCCCCACGTCGCAGAACACCAATGCCCGCCGGCCGAGCCGACCACCCTCTTCTGATCGGAGCCCGCCCCGTGGAGAACGTCCGCCACATGAACCCGCGCGACCAGGCGGACCAGGACGGCCTCAACCTCACCACTCCTCACGATGACGAGGCTGAGGCCCTGGTCATCAGCGCCATCATGCACAGCGCACCCGCGTACCAGGACTGCGCCGCCGTCATCAGCCGCGACGACATTTACAAGCCCGCGCACCGCCTCATCTGGGACACCGTCGCCGGACTCGTCGCCACCGGCACCCCGCCGCACCCCGTCCTCATCCGCGCCGAGATCGAAAAACAGGGGCGGCTCCGCGAGGTCGACGGCGGCAACTACGTCATGCGGCTCGGCGCAGAGTCGCTCCCCGCCGGACAGGCATCATTCTTCGCCGAGCAGATCTACGAGATCGCCCGCCTGCGCCGTTACGACGAGCACGCCAACGCCCTGAAGATCGCTGTCCAGACCGGCTCGACCGGCGAGGAACTCGACAAGATCCGCGACGACTTCCAGCAGGGCGAGCAGCTCCGCGAGACCACCGGCCGTGGACCCGCCCACCTCGTCGCCGCCCTCATCAACTGGGGCGACTTCTTCGCTACCGACTTTGGCGCCATCCAGCTCCTGCCGGGCAAGCTCATGGGCCCCGGCCAACAGATCACCGTGGTCGGCGACGGCAAGGCCGGCAAGTCCCTGTTCTGCCAGGAATGGATGTGGCGCATGGCCACCGGACAGCCATTCCTCGGCGACACCGCGCAGGCCCCCGTCCGCATCCTGTACCTCGACGCGGAGAACGGGCAGGAGCAAGTCCAGGAACGGTTCCTGTCGTTCGGCGCAGGCCCCCGCAACATGGGCGAACTGCGGTACGCCTCGTTCCCCCCGGTTCGCCCCCTCGACACGGCCGGCGGCGGCGCGGACCTCCTCGCCCTCGTCAAGGCCACCGGCGCCGAACTCGTCGTCATCGACACGGTGTCCCGGTTCATCTCGGGCCCGGAGAACGACGCGGACACGTGGCTGAACCTCTACCGGCACACCCTCCTGCCGATGAAGCGCGACCGCATCGCGTCCGTTCGTCTCGACCACTTCGGGAAGGACAAGGACCGAGGCGGCCGCGGATCTTCCGCCAAGACGCAGGACGTCGACCACGTGTGGGAACTCTCCGCGCAAGGCGGCGGGGCGCTCGCCCTCAAGCGCACCCACACCCGCACCGGCATCGGCCCCGACCAGTTCTCCATCCTCCGCCAGGCCCGCCGCGACGGCGACAACTGGACCCACGGCGGCACCCGCCACGTCGTCATGACGTACCAAGCAGAACCCGGACTCTCCGCCGTCCCCGGCACCGTTGAGCACATCATCGCCACCCTCGACAACGCAGGCCTGCCCAACGACGCGGGCAACCGCGTCGCCCGCGCCAAGCTCGCCGAACTCCAGACCCCCGGCGGATCCGACAAGATCGCCGAAGCCGTCCGCCACCGCAAAGCACGGTCCGAAAAGCCCGCTTTCGACGTTTCCGGAGAACGATTCCGAGACCCGTCCCAGCAGACGTTTCCCGGAAACGTTTCCCGGAACGCACCCGGAACGGAAGAAACCGCAGGTCAAACGTTTCCCGGAACGGTCGCGGAAACACCCGGAACGCCCCCCGTTCCCCACGTTCCCCCCTCGAAGAGGGGGAACGGGGAGGGAACCCGCGACACAGACGAGCCGAAAACCCCCCACTGCACCATCTGCAACACCCCCCTCAACACCGACTGGGCAGCACGCGGCTACGACACCCACATCGGCTGCGACCCCACCACCGGAAGCCACCCCGACACAACACCCACACACCCCGCCGCCTGACCGCGCCTGATCCGGATACAGCCCGCCTCACACACAGGAGCACCTCATGACGTACCGCTTCACCGACCCCGACGGCAACACGTTCGAGGTCGACGCCTGCATGAACGACGACGGCAGCCCCGTCGTCGTCATCGACTGCATCACCGCACGCATCCCCGTTGACCGTGTGGAGGAGCTCGTGGCCGGCATCCGCGATACCGCCCGCCAAGCCGCGGGCAGGCCCCACATCGAGATCACCGTCAACGCCGAACCCACCGCCGTGCAGCAGGCCATCGGCCGTGCCACCGCCGCGGCGAGCCTGGTCCGGAGACTGTCGTGACCCCAGTTGTCCTCGCGGCCGGGCTGATCCTCATCGTGGCCGCGATCCCCCTCGGCCACGCCGCCAACCTCCGCAGCAGAAGGGACCGCAGATGACCGCCGCTCGCCTCTCCGTCCCGCTGCTAATCCTCGCCTCCACCGGCATCCTCGCGGCGCTCCTCGTCTCATGGGGGCGCACCGACCGGCGACGAGCAGAGGCCGACCACCTGACCCACCGCAGCACAGGAGCCACCGTGACCAACGCCGCGCGCGACCTCCGCACCATCGCCACCACCTGGACCGACCTCACCGACGCCCTCGGCGCACCCGCGCAACTCGGCGCCTTCGGCATCGGCCTCCGCGGCTACCTCGCCGCCCTCGAGGAACACGACCCCAACGAGGCCGCCGCCATCCGCGCCCTGGAACGCGATCCGGCACAGATCGGTGAACGCCCCATCCCCATGCGCCTCCCCGTGTACGACGCCATGCGCGCCATCGAGGCCGCCCTCGCCGAATGCGCCGACGCCATCGCAGCCGAAGCCCAAATCGAGCCCGTCCCCTTCGCCACCACGGCATGGCCGGCCACCGACCGTGCCCGCCGCAACTCCCGGGCCCGGGCGGACCTCGCCGACCCTCGGCGCTGGAGGTTCCGCGGTACGGTTCCGCGCGCTCCGTACACCGCGTTGTGGCTCCTCGCCCGTGTCGAGCGCAGGCCGGGACCGTTTCGGATGCTCACCGAGGCGCAGCACCGATTCATCGCCAACGTGGCCCGGGGTGCCGTGGGGCGGATGGAGTCCGTGCTCGACCTCGCCGACGGGCGCAAGGAACTCGGTGACGACCACCCGTGCGCGTGCGGCGGCACGATTGAGGTGTACGGCGGGGCCGGCGCAACCCCCTGCGCCCGGTGCAAGCAGTGCGGGGCCCTGTGGAGCGAGGGCGGAGTGATCGCGGCGGCATGAGCATGGGGAGGGTTGTCGGCCCTGTGCCATACCCTGTGAGTGGGCGCGGGGCCTGACGGTCTGAAAGGACCAACATGCCTCATGCGCGCGTGAACGCCGCGAAGTTCATCAGCCGCTACCTCGACGAGCCGTACGAATCGCTCCTCGGTGGCGAAGAAGCCCACCACCAGCTCGCCACAGCGCACGCCGACCGCGCGTGTCCGTCGAGCGGCCACCGCATCTCGTGGACCGACTGCTACGCCTCCGCCAACCAGTTGCCGCTGCCGCGCAAGGCCCGCCTGCTGCTTACCCCCGACGGCGTGGCACTCCCGCCGGCCGAACACCTCACCGGTGACGCCAGGGTGCAGGCGATAGCCGCTGGAGCTCTGGCGGAGCGCATCAGGTCCGAGGCCCGGCAGCTCGGCGTCGACTGACAGCTCAGGGGGCGGACCATACTTCCGGCCCGCCCCCACGCCACTCGATCAGCTCGGGGTCATCGATCGCGGTGTCCGCCTCAGGCAGCTCCGCACGGCGCAGGAACTCCAGCAGGTCGAACAGATTGAACGCAGTGCCCACCGACTCACCACGGATCGTCACCCGTCTGCCACCGTCCGGCGACACCGGGTGAACGACCACGGGAGCCTCTTCACCCATACGTCCAGCCTCTGCCCAGAAGCGTTCGGGCGCATCCGGACACCCGTCGGCTGATAGCTCAGGGGGCTGACCACGCCTCGGGGCCGCCCCCGCGCCACTCGATCATCAGGGAGACTTCGACGTCCTCGTCTTCCATATCGTCTACCTGCGCCACCCGCAGGAGCTCCGTCACGTCCCTGAGCGAGTAAGCAACGCCGACGATCAGGCCATGCGCAAGCACGTACCGGCCGCCGGACAGCGACGGCGGATAGACGATCACAGGCACTTCGGACATGTTTCCACCGTCCGGCCGGACAGGCCCGGAGGCATCCGGACACCGCCACCTGGAGCAGCCCGGACACCCTTCGGACACATCCACTTGACGCGCCCGCTAGGATGCTGCCCATGCACTTCGGGCCGATGCAGCGGGTCGAAGATCGCACCACAACCCCATAACGCAAACGGGCCCCAGCACGGAGATTGCAGCTCCGGCCGAGGCCCTGACCACAGGAGAAGAGACCTCCCATGGCTACAGAGCACCTTACTGGTGTGCGCACGCGTGCCGTGATCCGCACGCGCCAGGTCCCGCACACCATCGACGGCAAGACCGAACTGGTCGACGACCAGTACACCGTCCACATCCCCGTTCCCCCGCGCGACTGGGACCGGACTGTCCTCACCGGCGTCACAGCGGTTGCCGCCCTCATCGGCGCAGCATCGATCGTGTGGTCCACCGCGAGCATCGGCGACCTCCTCGGCCGCGTTGTCATCGACCCCGCCGCATACGCTGCGGCCGCCGTGTTCGACCTCGTGTGGCTGTCGTGCATGGCCCTCGAATGGCTCGCCCGCTACGACCAGGCCCGCGCCGAACTCCCCCGCCGCGCCGGATACGTAGCGCTCGCCGTCGCCATGGCCGCAGTCGGCGCCCACGGGTGGATCGCCGACCAGGCCACCATCGGCATTGTCGGCGCCACCGTGTCCGGCCTCGCCAAAGCCATGTGGACCGTCGTCCTCCGACACCACTCCAAGCCATTGGACTCCCGCACCCAGCAGTGGGTCAACGCGCAACGCGCCCAGGCCGGCGGACGCCTCGCCATGGTCGCCGTCCGCCGCGAACTCGCCCGCGCTGAGGGCATGGTCGCTGCCGAGGCTGCCGCCCTCGCTGCCGCCCCGGACACAACTGCGGACACTGCGCCGGACACAGCGGACACCGAGCCGGACACCGTGGTCAGCCCTATCCGGCCGTCCGCCCGCGAAGCCGTGAAGACCGCCCTGGCCTCCGGCATCACCGATCCGGACGCCATCCTGCGCTACGTCCGGACAGCCGCGGACGCGTCCGTGTCCGAGGAGACAGTGGCCCGCTACACCCGGTCATTCCGCCGGACCGCGTAACCGCCGCTGCTGTGTTCGCCGCGTTCTTCGTCGGCACCACCCTGCTCGCGCTCACCGGCCTCTGTGCCGTCGCGCTGTCCGACGTCCCCCGCATCACCGGGACCGTCGCCCTCATCGTCACCCTCGCCGCCCTCGGGCTGGCCATCGTCCACTGAGGACCCCATGACCATCGTCACCATCGGCGGCGTCACCGTCGGCCTCTGTATCCTCGCCTGGCAACTCATCAGCTGGTGGCCCAGCCTCGGGCGTCTCCGCAAAGACCCTGTCGGTCAAGTCGGGCAACTCGCTGCCTTCCTCTTCGCGTGGGCGTACGGCGTCCTCGCGATCCTCACCCTCGGCGGCTTTATCGGCTGGGTAGCCGACACCACCCTGTGGATCTCCAACTGGCTGGGGGACGTGGCCCTCGTCTGGGGCGTCGGCGGCAGCACCGGGCAAACCGCCGGCCGCGTCGCCTACCTGCCGCTTACCCAGACCGGGGGCGCGATCGTGTTCATCCTGACCGCGTGCATGATCGCTGCCGCGAAGAAGTCGAAGCACGGGGGTGACATCAAGGCCGGTACGTGGTGCGGGATCTGCCTCGGCACGTCGGCCGGGGTCGCCGGGTTCGCTGCGGTCCCGCTCGCGCAGGCCGTGAACTGGTGCGGCAGCGCGCTGTACGGGGTCGTTGCGTGAGCCGCAAGCAGGGCGCCGAGGAGCAGTCTGATGAGGCTCCCGAGGGCAGCCATACGGCCGGTGGCTGCGTCCTGCTGGTCCTCGGTGCGGGGACGTTGGCGGTCGTGTTCGCGGTGTCGCCGACGGCCGGGATCCTCACCGTGTGGGTATTTGGCAGCTCAGCCCTGTGGCGTACCGCCCGGCGTCGGATGTCCGATTCGTCCGCCACTCCCCCACGGAGAAGGGCTGCCCCTTCCGGTGATGTCTACGCAGGTGAGAGCACCGAAATCGCGAGAGTGGTGCGCAGCCCAGAAGGGGTTATGTGCATCCTGCACCCAGTGCGCGAGGAGGTGAACGGATCGTGATCCGACACCTGTTGACCGCCCTCGGCTACGAGTACTGTGCCGCCTGCGGCTGGTGGTTCAAGCCCGCCTGCGGCCATTGACAAGGCTCACTGTCAGTCCGTCGGTCTACCGTGACGCACACCAACCAACTGCGCTCAAGGACTACCCCCATGCCAGACCTGTTTTCCTACACTGGCGCCGCCGAGATTGACGGTGTCCAGTTCTCGGACGTGTTGCTCCTGGAGCACCCACCGGAGCGAGGGCTGCGCTCGTGGTCCGGCTCGACCTACTTTGAAGAGGCGCCGCCTGGATTCATCGACACCCTTGGCGCCGATGGCCAGAGCGTTGTGCGGCTCGCAGACGGGCGCGAGGGGCTCGCCCGCGCCGAGGCCAGTTACAACGGTCGCGGTTGGACCGTGCACCTCACTGGAACCGGCCCTGCGCCTTCGTAGTTGACGAATTGCCGTCCCGTGGCCTGCCACACAGCCACTGATCAACTGCAAGCCGAGCACCTGAACATGAGAGGAATCACGTGATCGTCGACAACAACGCTCGCAAGATCCTGGCGCACCAACTGAACGACACCCTCGTCGGAGAGCCGTTCTCGTACGAGGACAGCGCCGGAAAGCAGACCCACGCCCGGATCGCCGCAGTCGAGACCAACGGCGGCAGCGTGGACATTTACCTCGACGGAGTGGTGGTGAACGGCTCCACCCGGATCCTCACGCTGCGCCCCACCGACGAGTTGTGGTTCTCTCCTGACCCGTATGTCAGCGACCTGGACTAGCCTGCCCACATCCCACAAGCGCCTCTTGGCTGCGGCGCTGCTGGACCACCGAGGCCCCACCCGATCAGCGCCGGGTGGGGCTTCGCTGTACCAATTCCGCACCTTCCTCCCGCACTCGGCGGCCCACACGGTACGTTCACCGAACATCCGCACCGCGAGCACCACCAAGGGGGACACCGTGAGCCAGCAGTACCCCGGGCAGCAGCCCTACCCGCCCCAACAGCCCGGCCAGACACCCGCCTGGGGACACCAGCAGTACCCCGGCCACCCGGCCCCGTACGGTCCGCCGCCGCCGAAGAAGGGCATGTCCACCGGTGCGATCGTCGGCATCGTCCTCGGCAGCATCTTCGGCGTAATCGTCCTGCTCGTCATCCTCGGCGCCCTCGTGAGCAGCATCGGCACCGACGACAAGTCCGGCGCGACCAGCGTGCAGCCGTCCGCCTCCAAAGCGCCCGCTCGGGCGAAGGAGAAGCAGCCCCCGGCCAAACCCGCCGAGCAGGCGCCGGTGAAGGTGACCGCGAAGCCGGCCAAATTCGCCCCGAGCATCCTGCACGACGGCGGCGCGTATACCAGCGTCACCGTCACTATCGCCAACAACGGTGACGAGAAGATCGACGTCAACCCGCTTTACTTCACGATCACCGACACCAACGGCAGCAAGCACACAGCCGAGCTGGCCGTCGACAAGAACCAGATTGACACCGTCGACTTGATGCCGGGCGAGAACATCACCGGCGTCATCACCGGCAAGGGCGACTTCACCCCGAAGTACGTGACCTACACCGACGGCATGTTCGGTGAGGGCGTCCGCGGCAACGTCTCCTGACCGCCGTCACCCCGAAGCGGGCCCCGTTGCGCCCCCCGCAGCGGGGCCCTTTTGCATCTAGTTGCAAAACGGGTCGATCATGCCCCATCATGGGCCGCAGATCCGGCATGCCCGGAAACAACAGACTCCCGAAGGCCTCGACCACCACGGTCGGGGCCTTCGTCGTATCCGGAGGTGGCCCGTGGGCGCATTCGAACCCATCACCCCCGAGGACCTCGAGACGATCCGCCGGTTCCACGCCGACGGCTGCGGCCGGAATGAGATCGCCCGCCGTACGGGCCGCAGCCCGCGCACGATCAGCATCTACGCCGCAAAGCTCGGCCTGTCATTCGACCGGACCGCTACCGAGGAAGCCACCCGGGCGCGCATGGCCGACCTCGCCGAGAAGCGGACCATCCTCGCCGAGGCCCTGACCGACGATGCACTGCGCCTGTCCGCGCAGGTGTGGGAGCCCACGGTCGTCTTCAACTTCGGCGGCAAGGACAACGACTACAACGAACGCTCGGTCGACGAGCCGCCGGCCGCCGACAAGCGGCAGCTCATGTCCGCGGCCACGAACGCTGCCGCGCAGTCGCTGCGCCTCGTCCCGCCGTCTGCGGACTCCGGCTCGGACGACGCACGCAGCATGCTCGGCAAGCTCTTCAGCGGGCTCGGGGAGGTGCTCCGGGAGCAGCAGGCGGGCGACGAGGAGGCGGAAGGTGAGTCTCCTTGATGCCCTGCCGATGTCCCGTAAGCAGCTGCTGTCGATCGTCCAGTCCGAAGCCCGAATCAACCTGTGGGAAGGCAGCGTTCGGTCCGGGAAGACCATCGCGTCCCTGCTCCGCTGGCTGATCTACGTAGCCGACGCACCGCGCGGCGGCGAACTGGTCATGGTCGGCCGCACCCGCGACTCCCTGTACCGCAACATCATCGGCCCCCTGATGAACCCCGATCTGTTCGGCGACCTCGCCCAACAGATCACGTACAACAACGGGGCGCCGATTGCGTACATCCTCGGCCGGCCCGTCCACGTCCTCGGCGCGAACGACGCCAAGGCAGAGCCCAAGGTGCGAGGCATGACGTGCGCGGGCGCGTACGTCGACGAACTCACCACCCTGCCGAGAACGTTCTTCGATCAACTGGTCGCACGCTGCTCCGTCAAGGGCGCCAAGATCTTCGGGACGACGAACCCCGACAACCCCGGCCACTGGGTGCGCCGCGAGTACCTGAAGCGCGCTGAGGCCGTTCGGCTGCGGTCGTGGCACTTTACCCTCGACGACAATCCGTACCTGGACCCCGACTACGTGGCAGCGCTCAAGGCCACGTACACCGGGCTGTTCTACCGGCGGAACATCCTTGGTCACTGGGTTCAGGCCGAGGGTGCGATCTACGACGCGTTCGACCCGCAGCGCCACGTGGTGAAGTCGCTCCCGCACATGACCCGCTGGCTGTGCGACGCGATCGACTACGGCACGACGAACCCGTACGCCGACCTGTTGATCGGGCTCGGCGTCGACAACAACCTGTACGTCGCGTCCGAGTACCGGTGGGACTCCCGTGCGGAGCGCCGGAAGAAGACCGATGCCGAGTACTCCGCTGCCCGCCGCCGCTGGCTCGCGGGTGTGCCGCACCCGCACACCAACGTTCTCGGTGTGCAGCCGGAGTGGACGATCGTCGACCCGTCCGCAGCCTCGTACATCGAGCAGCTGCACCGCGACGGCGTCAGCGGCGTGACCCCGGCGGATAACAGCGTGCTGGACGGGATCCGCACCGTCGGGACCCTGGTTGCGGCCAACCGCCTGTTCTTCCATGAGTCAGCGAAGGGGGTCATCGAGGAGATGCCCGGCTACTCGTGGGACGACGAGGCAGCGGAGAAGGGCGAGGACAAGCCGATCAAGCAGGACGACCACTCCGTGGACGCGCTCCGCTACGGCGTACGGACCACCGAGGCCCTGTGGCGGCCGCACATTCCGACTCTTCTGGAGGTGGCAGCCTGATGCCCCACGACGTACGCATTGAGGTGGGCGGGCACGGCACGGGCAGCATCGTGGTGGGCGACTCGGATCTGTCGCGCGCCGTCCGCAGCTTCACTCTGGACAGCGAAGTCGGCTGCCGCCCGGTCCTGTGCCTTGAACTCCTGGTGCACGACGTGAGCACGCTCTCGCAGGCCGACATCTACATCCCCGAGGACACTGCCGCTGCCCTGGTGGCGCTCGGCTGGTCCCCGCCGCCCGGACAGGAGATCGCTGATGCCCCTGCCCACGGCTGACACCATCTGGCCACCCACAGACCCGACCGTTCAGAACGCGCTCGCGGACTGGGACGCCTGGTACTCCGCAGAACCCGATCGGCTGGAGCAGCGCTACAGCGGGCGCGGCTACCGCCAGCCCGCAGACCGCCCCGCGCAGCATCGTGGCGGTGTCGTCGGCCGGGTCGCCCGCTGGTTCTGGGGCAACCCGACGCCCGACGGCGAGAAGCGCTCGAAGCTGCACGTGCCCCTCGCGGGCGACATCGCGCGCACCAGCTCGGGCCTGCTGTTCTCCGAGCCGCCGAAGTTCATCGTCGAGAACAACAAGCCCGCACAGGACCGCCTCGACGCGCTCCGTAAGAGCCTGCACCCGAGGCTGCTGGAGGCCGGCGAACTGTGCGCCGCCCTTGGTGGGGTGTACTTCCGCCTTGTCTGGGACGACGCGATCGCTGACCGCCCCTGGATCGACTGCGTTGCAGCAGACCGAGCCGTCCCCGAGTTCTCCTACGGGCGGCTGCGCGCGGTCACGTTCTGGACCGTCCTCGACAGCGGCGACGTCAACGACCGCAGGGTGTTCCGGCACCTGGAGAAGCACGAGCGCGGCCGCATCTACCACGGCCTGTACGAGGGCAGCCTGACCAACCTTGGCGCCGTCCGCCCGCTCACTGACCACCCGGCAACAGAACCCCTCGCCGCGATGGTCGACGAGACGAGCAGCCTCGACACCGGGGCGCCGGACCACCTCACCGCCTCGTACATGCCCAACGTGCGCCCGGCGCGCGGGTGGCGTCACATCCCGTCGGCCGCAGCGTGGGGGCAGTCCGACTTCCAGGGCATCGAGGGCATCATGGACGCCTTCGACGAGTCGTGGTCCTCATGGATGCGGGACCTTCAGGACGGCAAGGGCCGCATCATCGTCGCGGACTCCCTGCTCCAGTCCAACGGGCCCGGGCAGGGCGCATCGTGGAACGAGGACCAGCGGGTCTACGCGGGCCTCAACATGCTGCCGCGCGCAGGTGACCCGAACCCGATCACGAGCATCCAGTTCGCCATCCGGTACGAGGAGCACATGGCCACGTGCGCCGCGCTCCTGGCCGAGGCAGCACGGCAAGCCGGGTACTCCGCATCGTCGTTCGGCGAGCACGGAGACGGGCAGGCCATCACAGCCACAGAGGTCAAGGCCAAGGAGCGCCGCTCGCTGATCACGAAGGCCCGCAAGGAGCTGTACGCGGACCCGGCACTGTCGGACATCCTGGCCGCGCAGCTGGCTGTCGAGAGCGGGTTCCGGTTCGGGGTGGACGGTGTCGCCCTGTCCGAGCCCCCGGAGATCGAGTTCCAGGACTCCATCAGCGAAGGACTCGGCGAACTGGCCACCACAGCCGAGATGCTGCGCCGCGCCGAGGCCGCATCGACCGAGACCCTCGTCGCCCTGGTCAACCCGGGCTTCGACAAGGACCAGATCACAGCCGAGGCGGACAAGATCCGCGGCGAGTCGGGCCGCGTCACCGCGGATCCGTTCGCGACCGGGGCCGAGGGCGAGGGGGTGCCGCATGCCGGTGTCTCCAGCAATGGCGGAGGACCTCGCCCGTGAGGTGAGCGCCCTGTACGACGACGCGGAGACCGCGCTCCTCGAGCGGATCGCCGCGGCGCTGGAGGCCGACATCGACTCACCCCGGTGGGCCGAGCTCAAAGCCGCGTCGATCGGAGACCTACGGCAGGCAGTCGAGACGATCGCCGACGCACTCCAGACCGACACCGACGGGGCTGTCCGCGACGCCCTCGTCACCGCGTACAACCGGGGCCGGCAGGCAGCCGTAGCCGAACTCGGCGCGCTCGACATCGGCCGAGAGCTACAGGCACGCCGCATCCTTCCCGGGGCGCCCGCGGTGGATCGGCTGGCCGCGTCGATGGCCGAGGACACCCGGCCGCTGTACCAACGGATCACCCGCTCGGTGGTGGACGTCTACCGCCGGATCACCGGGCGGGCGTCCGGAAACGTCCTCCTCGGCGGTCTCACCCGCAGGCAGGCGTCACAGCGGGCACTCGACCAGTTCGCCGACCGGGGCATCACGGGGTTCGTGGACTCGGCCGGCCGGAACTGGGACATGGCGTCGTACGCGGAGATGGCGGTGCGCAGCGTGACGGCGCGCGCCGCGATCGAGGGGCACATCGACGCCCTCGCGGAAATCCGGGTCGGTCTCGTGGTCGTGTCGGATGCGCCGCTGGAGTGCCCGCTGTGTCGCCCGTGGGAGGGCGAGATTCTCACCCTGGGTTCGGAGTCCGGGCCGCACACGCTTCGGCTGGAGCACAGCATCCAGCCGTCCGGGCTGTTCGCCCCGACCCGCACGGTCGCGGTGCACGTCGCCGGGTCGCTGCGGGAAGCCCGCGCGGCCGGCCTGTTCCATCCGAACTGCCGTCACAGCCTCGGCGCGTACCTCCCCGGGGTGACGACCCGGCCGCCGCATCACGCGACGCCGGGCACGACGTACGAGGACACGCAGCGGCAGCGGGCGATCGAGCGCCACATCCGCCGCTGGAAGCGCCGCCAGGCCGCCGCGATGGATGAGCAGACCCGCCGCAAAACCGGGGTGAAGGTCCGCGAGTGGCAGGCAGCCGCGCGCGCCCACGTGGCCGCGCACAACGACCTGCGCCGCAAGCCTGCACGCGAGCAGATCGGCCGCGCCCACTGAGCTTCCGGCACCGCCCGCACGGGCACCGCCGGGCATCCCGAAAAGGGAGATCAACCATGCAGCACCCTTTCAAGCACCCGCTGGCAACCCACGCAGCGGGGACCGTCCTCGGCAGGCGCCGCAACGGCTCGCCGATCTATGCCATCGCGGGTGGCAGCGGCGAGGGCGAAGGCGGATCCGCATCCGGACAGTCCGGAGTCGGTGACGCCGGAGTATCCGGACAGGCCTCGGCGGGCACCAGCGGTCAGCCCACTGGCCAGGCCGGACAGGTATCCGGACAGCCCGCGGACACCACGGACTGGAAGGCCGAAGCCCGCAAGTGGGAGGCCCGGTCCAAAGAGAACAAGACCGCAGCCGATGACCTGGCAGCACTGAAGGCCGCGAACCAGACCGAGCAAGAGAAGGCGATCAGCGCAGCGGAGAAGGCAGGCCGCACGGCCGCCGCTGCCGAGTACGCCCCGAAGCTCGCCGCGACCGAGTTCCGCGCCGCCGTCGCCGCCGCTCGCGTCGACCTCGGCGAGGCCGCCGACCTCATCGACACCCGCCAGTTCGTAGGCGAGGACGGCGAAGTCGACCTCAAGGCCATCAAGGCCGCCGTAACCAAGCTGGCCAAGCTCGCGCCGAAGGGTGCCGGCCGATCCGGTGCCGACCTCTCCGGCGGTACCGGCGAGCAGCCTCACAGCCTCGACAAGCAGATCGCTGAAGCCACGCAGAAGCGCGACTTCGCGACTGTCATCCGACTCAAGCGGCAGAAGGCCGCACAGACCTGACCTGAGGAGACACCATGGCCGGCATCACCGGGATGGGCACGACTTTCAACCTCCCCAATTACACGGGCGAACTGTTCGCCCTGACCCCGGCGGACACTCCGCTGCTGTCGGCCATCGGCGGTCTCACCGGCGGCGGCATGACGACCGCCACCGAGTTCGAGTGGGAGACGTACGACCTGCGTGACCCAGCGCAGCGCACCAAGGTGGAGGGCGCCGACGCGCCGACCGCCGAGGAGCGTGCCCGGGCGAACGTGAAGAACGTGGTGGAGATTCACCAGGAGCAGGTGTCCGTCTCATACACCAAGCAGGCTGCGATCGGGCAGGTTGCTTCGCCGCAGTCCGCCCCGTTCAACCACAACGGCGGGGACAACCCGGTCACGAACGAGCTGGACTGGCAGGTCGCGCAGGCTCTGAAGCAGATGGCGCTGGACATCAACTGGTCGTTCATCAACGGGGCTTACGTTCTGCCGACGTCGAACGCGACCGCCCGCCAGACGCGGGGGCTCCTTGCGGCGATCACCACGAACCGGATCGCGAAGGGCGCGACCACCTCGGGTGCGAGCTCGGCCACCGACACGATCACGTCGACCGCTCACGGCCTCGTGGACGGCGACAAGATCGTGTTCACGAACACCTCGGTCGCGACCGGGATTGTCGCCGGACGGATCTACTACGTGGACCAGCAGTCCGCCGACACGTTCAAGGTGTCGACGTCCTCGGGCGGCGCCGCAATCACCCTGGGCACCGCCACGGGCATTGCGTTCACCAACCCGTGGGAGACCGCCCTCACCACCGACCACGTGTCCGACCTGCTGCAGCTCGCCTACGACAACGGGGGCATCTCGGAGCAGCAGACCGCGACCCTGATCGTCAACAGTGCGCAGCGGCGCGCGGTCACCGCGGCCTTCGCGGGCGCGTACGGCAAGTTCACCGAGACGTCCCGCACCATCGGTGGTGTCGCAGTCGACACGATCGTCACGGACTTCGGGACCCTGTCCGTGATGATGGACCGGCACATGCCGCAGGACGTCATCACCGTCGCATCGCTGGAGCAGCTCACCCCGGTGTTCCTCAACATCCCCGGCAAGGGCGTCATGTTCGAGGAGCCGCTCGCCAAGACCGGCGCCTCCGACAAGGTCCAGATCTATGGCGAGGTTGGCCTCAAGTACGGCTCGGAGAAGGCCCACGCCGTCATGACTGGCCTGAAGGTGTGATGACCATGCGGACGACCTTCGTACGTTGCACCGGCGGCCACGTCGCCGAGCGGGAGATCCCTGCCCCTGGGAGCAAGCGCGAGACGGAACTCAACGCGCTCGCCGACAGCCCGGAGACGGACTGGCGGCGTGAGGCCGACCCGCTCGTCGATGGGGTTGCCGAGGACACCGAGCCGCTGGCCCGTCCAGCAAAGTCGGCGTCCAAGGCCGACTGGGTGGCGTACGCCGTCCAGGAGGGTCAGACCGAGGAGGACGCCAGGGCCGCGACCCGCGACCAGCTGGCCGACCTCTACACAGACCCTGAGGCGGTGACCCCGAATGGCGGTGACAGCTGACCTGGGGCTCTCCGCGAGCGTCTACCAGACGAAATCGCAGGACCTGACGACGACGGAGGACCAGCTGTCCTTCCGCCGCGGCGTGCACCTCACTTCAGGCACAGGCGCGGGCAAGGCTGACCGGGTGTTCCACGATCAGCGGACGCTCGCCGCGTCCTCGAGCGAGGATCTCGACCTGGCCGGCGTGCTCACCGACGCGTTCGGGGCGTCGCTCACTTTCGTCCGGATCAAGGGGTTGTTCATCAGCGCGGCCGCGACGAACGCGAACAACGTCGTCGTGGGCGCGGCCGCGTCCGCCCCGTGGGTGACCTTGCTCAACTCGACGGGCACGCTCACGCTGCGCCCGGGTGCCTCATTCGGGGTCATGTCCGGGGTGGCCGACGCAACCGGCATGGCGCTGACGGCAACCACCGCCGATCTCCTGAAGGTGGCCAACTCCGGTGCGGGGACGTCCGTGGTCTACGACATCGTCATCATCGGCGCGAGCGCATAAGGGGGTGGCCAATGGCCCGGGTCTATGCGACCGCAGCACAGTACGAGGCGCTCACCGGGCAGACCGCCCCCGCGGACATCGAGGCTCGCCTCGCGCGGGCGTCGAGGTTCCTCGACAGCCGGGTGTTCCGCCTGTGCTGGTATGAGGTAGACGACGACGGGATGCCCACCAACCCGGTGGTCGCGGCGGCGTTTGCCGCAGCCGTGTCCGCGCAGGTGTGGGCATGGGACGACTCCGGGGACGAGCTCGGCTCGGCAGGCACGTACGGGTCCGTGAAGATCGGCACCGTCGCCCTGTCCGGGCCCGGCTCGTCCTCCGGGAACACCGCTCCGGTCGGGGGCCGCACGGTTGCTGACACCGCCCTGGAGGCGCTCCGCACACCGGACCTCACCACGTGCATCTTCGGTCTCGGGCAGGTGTGGACATGCTGATCCCCGGCTACCTCCTGCGGCACACCGTGACCGTGGAAACGTATGGCGGGGACACCGGCGCCCACGGGCCCTCATACGGTGCCCCGGCCGCCGTACGCTGCTTCCTTGAGCAGAAGACCCGCACGGTCCGTAACCCGCAGGGTGAAGAGGTCATCTCGTCCGGGACGTTCTACGCCCGCCTGGATGAGGCACGCGCCCTGTGCACCGCCGACTCGAGGGTGACCCTCCCCGATGGGACGACCACCCTCATCATCGCCGCCCTCCCCCATGACGGCGGCGGGCTGCCCACCCCCGATCACCTCGAAGTCCAGCTGATCTGAGGAGGCGTCGTGCAGTACACCCGGTTCAACTACAGCGGGAGCCGCGCCTGGACCGGACGCGGCCGGCGCCTCGAATCCGAAGGGCTGGAGCGGGGCCTCCAGCACGTTCTCACGGAGGCGCAGCGCATCGTCCCGCTGGACGAGGGCACGCTGGAGCGGTCCGGCCGGGTCAACGTAGACGGCCTGGAAGGCGCCGTGTCCTTCGACACCGTGTACGCGGTCATCCAGCATGAGGCGCTCGACTTCCGGCACCTCCCCGGCCGAATGGCCAAGTACTTGGAAATCCCGATGAACCGGGAGCGGGACGTCGTGCTGGAGATGATGGCCGTCGGGCTACGGAGGTGGCTGCGTGGCTGACCTCCTGACCGGCACCGCCCAGCACCTGACCGAGCAGGGCATCCTCGTCTACGACCCGCACGGCACCACCGGGAACTGCTTTCTGGAGTCGATGCCCTCCCGGCCAGGCACAGCGGTGGTCCTGACCATCTACGACGCGGCAATCGAGTCGGACTCGAAACTGGGCTACGACGAGCCGCGCGTGCAGGTGCGGGTGCGTGGCGGCCCGGACCCGTCCGTGTCCCGGCTGCTGTGCAAGGCCATCAGGGACGAGCTGCACGGGCTCGGCCCGGTCACTCTGCCGGACGGCACGCTGCTGATCCTGTCGATCGCTTTGCAGGCCGCGCCAGCGTCGCTGGGCGTCAACACCAACGGCGAGCACGAGCACATCGTGAACCTCCGAATGGAGATCCGCGACGTGACCACCCACCGCGTGTAACCCCCCTTCCCTTCCAGGCCCGCAGCCCACCGGTTGCGGGCCTTCGTCATGCCCGGAGGCACTGATGGCAGCCATCAAGTACAACGCTCGCGACTGCGAGTTCGAGATCGAGGACTTCGCGAACCCCGGCACCTGGGTCGCGATCGGCCCGACCGCGATCAACACGTTCAGCAAGTCCCGCGAATACGAGACCGCGGACACCACCACCTTCGGCTCCGAGGGCCAGGCCGAGTCGCAGAACATGCAGATCGGCAAGGCGATCAGCCTGGAGGGGTTCCGGCTGAAGGACCCCGACACCGGCGCCCTTGACGCCGGGCAGGCCCTCGTCGAGGCACAGGCGGAGCGCCTCGGTGACGACAGCCTCGTCGGGTTCCGCATGGCGGCCCCTGGCGACACCACGTGGGAAGTCTGGCCTGAGGCTACGTTCCAGCTCGGCGACGAGGGCGGCGGCAACAACGACAAGGTCACCTGGTCCGTCACCGTGACCCGTTCTGGCCCGGCCACCACGGCGGCCAAGGCATGACCGCCCGCACCACCACAGGCAATGAGTCGTGGGACGCGTTCTGGGCTGAGGTGTCCGGCGCCCGCACCGAGACCATCCGCGGCATCGAGGTACAGGTCCCCCGCGACATCCCGTTCGGGTTCGAGGAGCGCGTAGGCGAACTCTCCACATCGTCCGCGCGCGAGGACATCGCCGAACTCATCACCGCCCTGTTCGGCCCGGACGTGTTCGACGCGTGGGCCGACGCCGGCATGGGCTACTACGAGCTGCTGACCGTCCTGACGTGGGGCATGGCGCAGGCCAGCGGCACGGACATGTCGTTTGCCGAGGCGTATCAGGCTGTGAAGGAGCTCGACTCGGAGGGAAAAGCCCAGAGCCCCCCGAACCGAGCCGCACGGCGCGCGCAGTCAAAGCCCACTGGTGGGCCGTCGAAGCCGACTTCGCGCGCGAGTACCGCCTCGACGCGCAAGCGATCCGCGGGCTGACCCGCCGCCGCTTCTGGGTCCTCCTCGCCGGGCTGTCCCCCGAGGCCGTATTCCGTCGGGTCGCAGGCGACGAGATCGCCATCGTCGACGACGCCGACCAGATTCGCACCGCCCTGCGCGGCTGACCCTGAAGGAGGCACCCCGTGGCGCTGACCATCGGCGAACTCGTCGGATACATCCGCGCCGACGACACCGGGATGCGCCGCGGCCTCGCGAACGCACAGCTGCGCATGCGCGGGTTCCGCCGGGATGTGGAGTCCAACCTACGCGACCTGCACCACCGGTTCACCGAAGCATCTCGCCGCTGGGCTGACGGGCTCGGCGACGACGAGCGGGAAGGCAACCGGTTCGGCAACGTCCTCAGCAAGCTGGGAGGGATGGCCGGCAGCCTCGGCGGTGTCGCCGCGTCCGTCGGCGGCATCGCGGCGAAGCTCGGCCTGGCCGGTCCTCTGGCCGCCGGACTGGTCACCACGCTGGCGAACATTGCGCCGGCCGCCGCGCTGGGTGTGTCGGCGATGCTCGCGCTTCAGCTGGCGACGAAGACCGTGCAACTCGGCATGACCGGGGTCGGGGACGCGGTGACCGCCGCGCTGGACCCGGAGAAGGCAGCCGAGTTCGAGAAGGCTCTCGCGAAGCTGTCGCCGTCCGCTCGGTCGTTCGCCCTCGAAGTGAAGAAGCTCAGCCCCGAGTTCAAGAAGCTCCAGCAGGACGTACAGGAGAAGCTGTTCAAGGGCTTCGACACCGTCCTGAAGGGCATGGCGACCAGCACGTTCCCGGTGCTCCGCAAAGCCCTCCTGAGCAGCGCAAGCGCCCTCAACGACATGGGTAAGGGCGTCGGCCGGGCCGCTATCAGCCTGGCGAAGGACGGCACCCTTGGGAAGGCCCTCAATGGTGCCACCGCGGGCCTCCACAACCTTTCCCGTGCGCCCGGCCAGCTCGTCACCGGCCTCGGGCAGGTCGCTGCCGCGGCCGCCCCGGCGTTCGACCGCCTCACCAAGGCGGCCGGCAACGCGCTGGACAAGGTGTCGAAGAAGTTCACGGCCGCGTTCAAGGCCGGGCAAGTCGAAGCGGCCATCGAGGAGGCCATCGACCTGATCGGTGAGCTCCTGAAGGTCGTTGTGAACGTCGGCAAGATCCTCATGTCGGTGTTCAAAGCGGCTCAGGGTGCTGGCGGCGGGTTCATCGGCACCCTCCAGAAGATCACCGGGGCCCTCGCAGACGCGTTCGCATCCCCGGAGGTCCAAAGTGGGCTAAAGGCCCTGTTCCGGACCATGGCCCAGCTTGCGTCCACCGCGGCACCGCTCCTGATCACCGCAGTAAAGATCATCGGTGGGGTGCTGCAGAAGCTCGAAAAGCCCGCACAGAAGCTGATCAGCACACTCGGCAAGGGGCTCGACCGCGTACTCACCGCGCTCGGACCCGTCCTCGTGTCCCTCGCCGACGCCACCGGAAAGCTCGTCGTCGCACTGCTGCCGTTCATCGATCTGGCCGCGGATCTCCTCGTCGCCCTGCTGCCGAGCCTCATTCCGCTGTTCGATGCCCTGGGCAAGATCTTCGAAGCGGCGGCGCCGTTCGTGAAGCAGCTCGCCGACAACCTCGCCGTGCAACTCGTCCCGGTCTTCGAACGGATCGCCCCGATCCTCGAAGAGATCCTCCCGCCGTTCGTACAGCTCGCAGAGACCCTGTTCCCGCAGCTCACCCAGGTCCTCGCCGAAATGTCGCCGTACCTCGCAGACATCGCAACCAAGCTCGCAGACGTGATGGTGCAATGCGCACCACTGATCGCCGATCTGCTGCTACTCGCCGCGACAATCCTGGGCTATCTCATGCCCGTGATCGGCCCCGTCCTCGTCGGCCTCATCGTCATCATCACCAAGACGCTCGGGGCTTTCGCCGACCTCCTCAACCGGTACGTCATCCCCGCGCTGAAAGCCGTCTCCGCGTTCCTGCAAGGCGACTTCAGCGGCGCCGCCGACTACGCCCGGACCGTGTACGACAACCTGTCCAAGGACGTCGCCGGGGCGATCGGCCGCATGGCCCAGCAGGGAGGCCAGGCAGCAGCCCGGTTCGCCAGCACCCTGATTCAGAACGCAAGGGACGCCGGGTCCCGGTTCCTTACCGCGATCAGCACCAAGCTGGGTGAGGCCGTCGGCCGCATCACGGACCTCCCCGGGCGGATCCGCAGGGCGCTCCCGTCCGCCGGCAGCATCCTGTTCGGCATCGGCCGCAGCATCATCGGCGGCCTGATCAGCGGCATCAGTTCCCGCGTCAGCGACCTTGCGAGCACCCTCGGCGGGATCACCAACATGATCCCGTCATGGAAGGGCCCCGAGTCCGTCGACAAACGCCTCCTGGTCCCGGCCGGACAGAGCCTGATGGGAGGTCTGATGCGAGGCATCAGCGCGCAGGTCCCGGCGCTCCGCTCCCAACTGCAGGGCATCACCGGGGAGCTCCCCGGCATGACGATGAGCGCAGGCGCAGGTGCGGGCGTAGGCGGCGCTGCCCGTACGGAGTTCATCGTCCGGTCCGACGGCTCCCGATACGGCGACTTCCTCGCCGGGGAGATCCGCAGCCTCGTCAAGGTCAAGGGCCGTGGGTCCGCTGAGCTCGCATTCGGAAGCGGGAGGTAACCCCCCATGCCAGTACCTGACGCACGGGCGGAACTCCAGATCAACGGGACGTGGACCAACGTCACCAACCACGTGTGCGCCTCGCCCGGGATCCGGCACAACTGCGGGCGCCCGGACGAGGGCGCCCGCGTGGACCCGTCGTCGTGCTCCCTCACCCTGAAGAGCCCCGGCGGCCTCTACTCCAACCGCAACCCGCTGTCCCCGTATTACGGGCTCCTCGGCCGCAACACCCCGATGCGGGTGTCCGTCGGCGGCGGGGAACCTCACCTCGTCATGGCTGGACCAGCATACGGATCAGCCGGCGCCTCAACCGTCGACACCGCCGCCCTGGACATCCTCGGCGACATCGACATCCGGTTCGAGGCCACGCTCAGCAACTGGACGGCCGCCGGAACGGTCGAGCTGATGGGCAAGGGCGCGGCCGTGGGAAACCGGTCCTGGCTCCTCATGACGCGCGAGGGCCGCGCGCACTTCGAGTGGTCCGTCGACGGCACGAACACCATCCAGAAGGACGCAACCGTCGGCCTCCCGGTCCCGGCCAACGACCACCTCGCACTGCGCGTCACCCTCGACGTCAACAACGGGGCGTCCGGCAACACGGTCACGTTCTACACCGCCCCCACCCTGGCAGGGCCCTGGACAGTGCACGGCGCCCCCGTCATCACGGCGGGCGTCACGTCGATCTTCAACAGCAGCGGGCCGCTTCTCGTTGGGCAGTCCATCCCCGAGCTGGGATTCCCCTCCGCGAGCGGACGTGTTCAGCGCGCCGAACTCCGCAACGGCATCAACGGCACGGTCGTCGCCAATCCCGACTTCACACTCCAGACCCCCGGGGCGGTCGCGTTCACGGACGCAGCCGGCCGGGCCTGGACCGTCGGGTCGACCTCGTCCATCTCCGACCGCCGGGATCGGTTCACGGGCGAGGTCGCCAAGTGGCCGCCGAAATGGAACCGCTCCGGCCACGACGTCCGCGCCCCGATCGAGGGGGCAGGGATGCTCCGCCGCCTCGGCCAGGGCGCGAAAGCCCTCGACTCGACGCTCCGCCGCCGCGTCCCGACATCGGCCAACCTCCTCGCGTACTGGCCTCTGGAGGACCAGGGGTCGTCATCGGGAAGCGCGGCCAGCCCCATCCCGGGTGTGAAGTCGCTGCAGCTCACCCACGTCAACTGGGGCGCCGAAAGCAGCCTGCCAAGCTCCAACCCGCTCCCGGTGTGGAACAGCAACGGCGGCCCCCGGGTGATGCTGTCCGGGGCCGTGCCGGCGCCGAAGGGGACGCCCACCGGGTGGCAGGTGCGGTGGGTCTACAAGCTGGACAACCCGCCCGTACCGAACAACACGATGATGCGGGTGCTCACCACGGGCAAGGGTGCCGAGTGGTACGTCCAGTCCAGCGGCACGGGCAGCCGCCTCCTCGTCCTCGACGCCGACGGGGGCACCGTCCTGGACCAGCCCATCGCAACCGATCTGAGCATCTTCCGTCAGTGGGTGGCGATCAACCTCCGGACCAGCCAGTCCGGCGGCAACGTGTCGTGGGCCCTCACATGGGAGATCGTCGGAGGCGTCGCAGGTGAGGTCAGCGGCACATTCCCGGGCACTTTCGGTCAGGTCCGTACCGTGGCCAGTCCCCCCGACGGGTTCGCGGCCGCACTGGACGGTATGGCCGTCGGCCACATCGCGGTGTTCTCCGCGCGGGACACCGACGCGTACACGGGTGCCATCACCGGGTACGCCGGAGAGACCGCAGGCGCACGGGCAGTGCGCCTGACCGGTGAGGAATCGATCCCCTTCCGCCTCCTCGGGCCCGCGGCCGAGTCGTCCGCACTGGGCTCGCAGCGTCCGGACGCGCTCCTCACCCTCCTCGGTGAGGGTGAGCAAGCCGACGGCGGCACCCTGTTCGAGGACCGGGACCGGCTCGGCCTGCTCTACCGCGGGCGCACCACCCTCTACAACCAAACCCCGTCCCTCACCGTCTCCTACGGGCAGCTGACGCAGCCGTTCGAGCCCGTCGACGACGACTCAAAACTCCGCAACGACATCACCGTGCAACGCACGGGCGGCTCATCTGCCCGCGTGGTGCAGGAGGACGGCCCACTGTCCGTGGCCGCCCCTCCGGCCGGTGTGGGCACGTATGACGAGGCCGTGGAGCTCAACCTCTACGACGACTTGCAGCCGGAGCAGCACGCCGGATGGCGCGTCCACCTCGGCACCCTGGACGAGGCCCGCTACAAAACCGTCACCCTGATGCTCCACAAGCATCCGGGGCTCGTCCCCGCGGTGGTCGACCTCGGCATCGGCGACGTCATCCGCATCACGGACCTGCCGCCGTACCTGCCGCCCGGCCCGGTAGACCTGATCGTCGAGGGCTACAGCGAGGACATCACCCCGCTCGCCTGGACGATCACTTTCACCTGCTCCCCGGCCGTCCCGTGGAATGTGGGAGTCGTTGAGGACCCGGTGTTGGGGCGGGCGGACACGGACGGGTCACAGCTGGCGTCCTCGGCGACGTCGTCGGCAACAACCCTGTCGGTGGCAACCACGACCGGATTTCCTTGGGTGACCGACCCCCGTGAGTACCCGTTTGATCTCACGATGGGCGGCGAGGTTGTCACGGCGCTCGCGGCCGCCCCCGTCCTCAACCCGAACCCGCTGTTTCTGTCGGACCTCAGTGGCTGGTCGGGACTCTCGGCGACAATCGACTACGACACCACCGTCGTGCACAGTGCCGCGGGGGCAACCGCCTCGATGCGGGTGACGGGTACAGGTGCGACGTCGGCGTCCGCCCCGCAGGCGGTCAACACCCCTGTCGGGAGCGTCATCCCCGGTGACTCGTACACGGCGTCCGGGTGGGTGTACTCACCCGCCGCGTGGTCCGACATGCGCATCGTTACCGACTGGTTCGACGCCGCGAATGCGGCTCTCTCGACCGCCGCGTCGGTAGCGGTTCCGGTGCCCGCCGGGGTGTGGACGTTCATCACGCTCACTGGCATCGCCCCCGCCGGGGCATCCCGGGCCCGTGTCCGTCCACGTATCGGCGCATCCCCGGCGGTGACAGACGTCTCGTACTGGTGGAATGTCCAACTGCGGCCGGACGGCCCGGTACCGCTTGCCGCAGACACCTTCGACCGCACCGTATCGGGCGGGTGGGGTGCCGCCGACTCCGGACAGACGTGGGTGACGAACGGCGGCGCCGCCGCCGACTACGCGGTAAGCGGCAGCATCGGCCGCCACATCATGAACACGACCAACACGTTCCGGATCACCACGGTTCCAGTGACCGCGCCGGACGTCGACATGCGCATGGAATTCCTTGTGTCGGCGCTGCCCGTGGGTGGGTCGGCGTACGTGTTCCCGGTGATTCGGTACATCGACACCACGCACCTGTATTTCGCCCGGGTGCAGATCGCACCCACGGGCGCGATGACGCTGACCCTACGAAAGCGCAACGGAGCGGAAACACAGCTCGGATCCGCCGTTGCAACCGGGTTCACGTACGCCGCAACGGTGCCGTACATGATCCGCGTTGCCATGACCGGCAGCACCCTCATGGTCAAACTCTGGCCCTCGGCCAGTGCGGAGCCCGCAGGGTGGCAGATCACCGTCGACGACACGGACTTGACCGCGCCCGGCTCGGTCGGCTTCCGAACGCTGCTCGACACGGCCGTGACCAACGTCCCGATCACTGCCGCTGCCAACACCGTGCGCGTCGTCGAGACAGGCACCGCCCAGCGCATGGCCGTCGTCCGCTCCGTCAACGGCATCGCCAAGGCACAGGCCAAGGACACGCCCGTAAGCCTGGCCCATCCCACCATCGTCGCCTTGTAGGAGGTGCCCATGCCGTACCCGTGGCAGCCAGGCATGAAGATCACAGCAAGTCGGCTGCGCTCCGGGATGCTCGCCGGAACCGTCACCATCAACTTCAGTACGTCCATCGCCAACACGTTCTTCAATGCCCCGTACTTCCGGGACTCCGCCGACGTGACGTTCCCGGCGGGCTTCTTCACGAACACGCCGAACATCATCGTGGCCGGCCGGTCCACCACCCCGGGCGTCCTGATCGAGTGCAGCTACTCGAACCAGACGCCCAACGGATTCACGGTCTGGGCTGCCAGGTCGACGAACACCGGCACCGTAATCGACTGGGTGGCCCTCGACGTACCGGGCTGACCCACCCCGCCCACCTGATGCCCCGCGCCATTCGGCCGGGGCCTTTTCCATGTCTGGAGACACATGTATCCCGAGGACATTGCGCACCGGTTCGCGTTCCACGCGGCCCCCACGCAGGAGAAGCGTGACGAACACACCAGCGTGCGGCAGGCATGCCGCCGTTTGGCCGATGAGCTGAACGAGCGCCTTCCTGAGGGCCGCGAAAAGGCCCTTGTGGTCACGAAGCTCGAAGAGGTCATGTTCTGGGCCAACGCTGCTGTAGCGCGTGCTGAAGCGGAGGATCACTGATGGCCCAACCACTTTCCGCCTCGGAGGTGCTGGCCGCGCTGCGCGCCGAGGGCGTTGACGTGGTCGAGGTCGGCAACTGGCGCACCCGTAACAGGGCAGGCCACGGTGCGTGGGGCCCGGTTAACGGATCGCTCGTCCACCACACCGTCACCAAGGGCACCGCCGCCACGGTCGCCACGGTCCGCGACGGCTACGCCACACTGCCCGGCCCCCTATGCCACGGAATGATCGCGAAAGACGGGCGGGTCCACCTCGTCGGCTGGGGCCGCACCAACCATGCCGGAGGCGGCGACCCGGCCGTCCTCGCGCAGGTCATCGCCGAGGACTACGGCACCCGCCCCACCCCGCCCACCAAGGGCAACAGCAACGGCGTGGACGGCAACTCACGCTTCTACGGGTGGGAGTGCGAGAACCTCGGCGACGGCAAAGACCCGTGGCCGGCCGTCCAGTACGACGCGATCGTCCGCGTACAGGCCGCGCTCATCCGAGCCCACCGCGCCAAGGGCGACAACTGGGGCCGCGACGCCAAATCGATCATCGGGCACCTGGAGTGGAGCTCCGACAAGGTCGACCCCCGCGGGTTTGCCATGCCTGATCTGCGCGCCGATGTGGCCGAGCGCCTCGAACACCCCGCGAGCTGGAACCCCACCGACCCGGAGGACGACCCCATGGCAGGCATGACCAAGAAGGACATCTACGACGCTGTCTGGAAGACCGACGCGATCGCCGCCCCGACCTCGAGCCCCACGGCCGCCACCAACAAGACGTGGGCGGCCGCCAGCATCCTCACGGACATCGTCAACAACGTCCGAGCTATCCGGACTGCCGAAGCCGGACAGACCGCGGCCATCGCCGCGCTGGCCAAGCTCATCGGCACTGGCGTCGACACCAACGCCGTCGTCACCGCAGTCCGCGAAGAGATCCGGGACGCCGTCATCAAGGTGTCCGTCGACGTCAACACCCCGGAGGCCTGACCCCATGGACAAGCAGCTGCTGCTCGACCTCGCCGAACGGTCCGCCTGGACCGGAGCACAGGGCGCCCTCGCCCTCGCCATCACGGGACTCGCCGACATCCCCACCTGGTGGGCCGCCCCCCTTGGTCTGGCCCTTGCCGCCGCAAAGGCGTGGGTGGCCAGCCGCCTCGGGCGCAAGGGCACTGCCTCCACGCTGCCCGCAGCTCTCGACCCCGCCACCCTCGCCCGAGGAGTGTGATGGGGACGCCGCAGTCGCCCGATGCCGGCGTCTACATCAGCAACGGGCAGACGTATCAGGAGGTGCGGGACCTGGCCAGGACTGTTGACCGCATTGAGCTCAAGCTCGACGAGGTCATCACCGCGACCAAGGACATCCGTGGCGATGTAGCCGACCACGAGGCGCGCCTTCGCACGCTGGAGGGGCTACCGAAGGGTGACGCACTGGATGCCAGGGTCGCGACCCTGGAGCGGGCGAAGTGGCCACTTCCGTCTATCGGTGTCCTCTCCGGTGTCGCGGGCGCCGCGGCTGGCATCTTCGCCCTCCTCCGCTGA